ATGAAGCTAATATAGATGACGATATTAAGGAGACTATAGATTGTATCGAAATCATACAGTCTGGTTCAGACGGATATAATGGTACCATAGTCAATTCATTTTTGCGTGACACCGTTGTCCCTATGGCACTGGCTCATCAAAGGTTTAAAGATAAATACCTTCAAGGTGCATACGATGCTCTTGGTATGGTAAAGGCGGATGACTGGCAAGAAGCTGGTATTGCATGGATAGTGAGGAGATCGAAATGACTAGTGCAGATCCTGTCTATCTTGATACTCGGCTCGCTGGACAACTTAAACGATATCATGTCTGGCCTCATATCCAACCACAAACGGTTGCATCACATAGTTGGAATCTATTACGAATATATTTCTCTATTACTCATCAACCAGATGAGCATGTGGTTTACCACATGATCTTTCACGATATTGGTGAAATTAGCACTGGGGATCTTCCTTATCCTGTTAAGAAAGATAACCCAATGTTAAAAGAACAAGTGGATCTAATAGAACAAAAATCATATTACCGACAACTCCAATATTGGAATGCTTATCAACCGGTTGTGTTGACAGAAGAGGATAAGATTCTTGTTAAACAAATCGAGCTTATTGAGATGGCTGAATGGGGTATGGATGAAATGAACCTTGGCAACAGCCATGGCTTCATCGTAGCTGACCGGTGTCTAAGAGCTCTGTACGATCAAGAGCCGAGCCCACCGGTCGTACGCTATGTGATTATACGTATACGATTGTTTTTTGCGCAGCAACGCTTTACACTAATGCCACCATTATCCGATTGGTGGCATACGAACGGTTGGGAAGAAAAACATGGATCCGAATAAAGAACAATTTGGTGGGACACATTATCAAACTCAGTATCAGCACTGGGACCTTGTTGCCCGGGTTGGCATGGATTATTTTGCAGGGAACGCAACCAAGTACGTGTCACGATATCGCAAGAAAAATGGAATACAAGATCTACAAAAGGCGCGACACTACCTCGACAAACTGATAACGGTTATTCAGTTTGATAAGATATCGAAACGGTTACTGGAACCATCTGCAATAAGACAAGAGGTTTTACGATTTGCTGATGCTAACCAGTTAAATGAGTATGACCAAATGTTCATTTATAAGATGTGCACATTCATAAATCTTGAAGACTTATTAAATGCCCGCAAATGGCTGACACGTATATTGGGTGAGGCACGCGATAAAGAGCTAGTATCTAAACTATACGCAGAGCTTAATGTCCCCGGCACGCCAGAAGATGGTGGAGAACATTCAAAGTTTGCATCATAACTAATTTATGGTAAAATGCTTTACAGCTAAACAAAGGAGCATACTGTGTCTGATGAACGTTGGCTTATTGCCGTACACCCGACTGGCGAAATCAAAAAGAAAGCAATAAAGAAAACACCAACACTCGAAGCTCTGCAAGAAATCGTGGGTGGGTCTATTGAAGTAGTACCGTATTTTAACACCTATGAAATGAGCCCGTGTATTGCATTCTGTAATGAAGAAGGCAAGCTGAAGCATATGCCGGTAAACCAACCTGCTCAAGTTCTTTGGGCAATGTGTGGCGGCAAGGCAGCATTCGCAGCATATGCGGATGTGCTGGTCGGTAACATCGCGATCGTTGTTGGATCCAAACAGTTTCTTCAAACGCTGTAGGGTGGGCGCTGGCGGGCGCTAGCCGGGGGTGCTACAGGGGTAGCGCCACCCCCAGCCGAACGTACAGGCGGGCCATTTGGCAGGCGTGGCGGGCCATCAAAAACCAGGGGGCAACACTGCCATGGGCAGTCTAACAAAGGTTCCATTCCGTCTTATCGAAACACCGTGCTGCCACTCTCTACTCTGCTATGTCAACCCCCGGTTACCGAACTATTGCTCCGAATGTGGTGAGCGGATTTATGCGAGGCTCAAAACTGGTGAGGGTATATTAGAGAGTAAAACTGGATGGCTCAGGTTGGAGGATGATGATGAGGAACTTGAAAGAGCTTGATCATATAAGAAGCCTTGTTAATGAGCTTCGAATATATGGTGCCGTTGGTGACTCTGATTACGGAGTATTTCTATTTCGAAATTTAGTTATCATTGCAACATCAGGTTATGGGTGGGACCATGTAAGTGTATCTCATCACCACAGAACTCCTACTTGGGAAGAGATGGAACAAATAAAGAACTTATTCTTTAATAAAAATGAAACAGCATTTCAACTCCATGTTCCTAAAGCTGAATACATAGATGGAACGTTGCTGGGTGGTAGAGCAAAAAACTGTCTTCATATATGGAGACCTATAAATATAGATATACCTCGTCCCCCTGATTGGATGGTTGGTAACAAGGAGCAAGTTGACGAATTTAAAAAGAGCCTCAAATGACACGCACAGCAAAAGCAAGCCTAGACCAAGGTAACCTGTTCGCGGTACAAAGCAGTTGGTCTCTTCCAACTGCTTTACCTGACTTATCTCAAGAAACTGAGGTGGCAATTGACACAGAGACGTGCGACGCCTCGCTCTCCGAAGGCAACGGACCGGGGTTCTACAAGTATGCTGGAAAAAAAGAAAGTCCGAACCCTGGCTTTATATCCGGAATCTCTATTGCTTGGCGAGATCAAGCAACTTATATCCCCATTAGACACGACAGGAAAAATTACTTCGATCACGATGTTATACGAAGATGGCTCAAAGCTTGTTTTTTACAGAGTCAAACCAGATTCATCTTCCACAACTTTGCCTACGACTGCGGATGGTTGGGAGCTGTATTTGGAGTAGCCCCACCGGCCAAGGTGGATGACACCATGGCCATGGCATCCATGATAGATGAAAACCTGTCTTCATTTAGTTTGGATAATTTGTGCCTCTGGCAAGGCATCACCGGTAAAGATGAAACACTGCTGCGTGAATCATGTAAAGATCGAGGTATACCTGATAATAAGGTCAAGCAATATTTACATGAACTAGGGGCCGAATTTGTCGGGCCATACGCTGAGCAAGATGCGGTCAGCACGCTGAAACTGGCAGCGAAATTACGACCTCTTATCACGAAAGAAGGATTAGATATTGCATACCAAGTTGAACGTGACCTTATGCCAATCACATTAAAGATGAAGCAGCGTGGTATCCGGGTTGACACAGCAAAAGCACACCGGCTCGCTGCTCAAATCAAAAAGCAATGTGAAGAAGACTGTGCAACACTTAGTAGGTCCCTCAAGCAACGAGGAGCATCAATAAAAGAGATAAGATCTAACCGGTGGATGCAAGCACAGTTTGACAACCTGGGCTTGCAGTACCCAAGAACAGCGCCAACAGAACATTATGGGGATGGACAAGCCAGTTTTGATAAGATTTTCATGGCTAACCATCAACATTGGTTTCCACGCACCGCCCATAAGATCAAACATTCATACGATATAGCTGATAAATTTCTAGAGAAATTCATCATTAAATATGCCCACAATGGGCGTGTACATCCATCCATCAACCAGTTTCGTAGCGAAACGGGGGGAGCTCGCTCCCATCGTTTTAGCTACAGTGATCCACCCTTGCAGCAGATGCCCAGCCGGGATGATGAGTACGCACCATTGGTTCGATCTTGTTTTATACCTGAAGATGGTGAACAATGGGGCAGTATCGATTACCGGCAACAAGAATATCGACTCATTGTATACCATGCTGAATTACAAAATTGTACAGGAGCCAAACGTGCTGCTGATCAATATCGCAGCAATCCTGATACTGATTTTCATAATTATGTTGCAACTATCACTCGCCTTCCACGGCCCAGAGCTAAGGATGTTAACTTCGCAACGAGCTATGGTGCAGGAGTATCTAAGTTTGCACTCATGACCGGTATGGGTATAGAAGAAGCACGAGAGGTGATGGAATTGTATTATAGAGAACTACCATTCGTTCGTGAAGTATCCAATTGGTACAGCCGGTTTGCAGCCGAGAATGGATATATACAGATGCTTGATGGAGCGCGTAATCATTTCAGTTTATGGGAACCTGCGTATAGAGACTTTTACAAGGAGAAAAATTCTAATGCCAAGGTATACCCCTGTGATGAAAAAGAAGCGCAAGCCAGACGTAATGATCCTTTACATCCATGGTATCGTGAACGTATGAAACGGGCATTCACACATAAAGCATTTAATCGTATCATACAGGGAAGTGCTGCACGGCAGATTAAGAGAGCTATGGTAAACATCGAGCAAGCTGGGTATCGACCAATATTACAAATTCATGATGAGCTCGGCTTTAGTTTTGCAAACAAGAAGGATATGATTACGTGCGCCAAGATAATGGAGGAAGCAATACCGACCATAACAATTCCGATGCTGACAGATATAAAGTGTGGATCTGATTGGGGAACATTAAAGAAGGCGTAGTCCTCGGAAGTACCCGAGGACACAGCAAAATAATTCTATCTTAAGGCTTGCATCATTCTATAAGACGTGTTACATAGATTATGTTACAGAACCAATAGGAGGATACATGAACGCACCCCTACCCGGTCAACCTATGAATCCAGGTCAACCCGTCCAACCTCGTCCGCCTGGGGCACCTACTCCGGTCGCTGCGAAGCCGCCTGTGGCTCCGGTTTCTGCCTCTGCTGCAACCCCGGCCCCTACTGATACTCCTGTGGCTGACACAAAGCCCAAGAGGGTGAGGAAGGCTAAAGAGCCCAAGCCCGAAGGCGAAGCTGGTGCCCCGCGACCTCGACTGCACAAATATGCTGATGAACTAATTATTACCGTACTCAAACCCGGCTCCAAGGCTCGTGCTGCCAAACTTCGGTTTGATGAATACGTTACCGGCATGACTGTTGGGGAATACGTCAAGAAGATTGAAGAGAAGTACAAGCGAACTGCGGGGCAAACCCAAGCAGATCTACGCTGGGACGCGGTGGATCATGATTTTATCCACATTGGTCCCACCGTGATTGATGTACCGCCGCCTCCGCCCCCGGCTCCCAAGCCGACACCTGCTCCGACCACAACTCCACCGGCCGCAGCATGATAGATTAGGCGTGGTCGCCTTTTAACAGCGCCCGCGAAATAGGCGCGACAGGTCGCCCCCTAAACACCTGTCATTCTTTGGGAAGGAGCTGCCCGCACAGCGGGTGCGAGCCGGGAACACATGCATCCCTGAGAAAGCTAGCATGGGCTTTCCCCTTCCCTCCTAAATTTTTTTGAGGTTAGAATCATGAAGTTGATAGTGATAGATACCGAGACTTCTGATTTAGACCCTGCTAAGGGAGCGAAGTTGCTTGAGCTTGCCTGGATGGAAATAGAGCAAGATGGACCGGTATGGAAGAAAACATTTCACACCGATTATTACTTTCAACACACTGGGCCTATTTCTCCACAGGCGCACGCAGTCCATCACATACCGGTTTGTAAGCTGACTAAACAATCCGGGGCTTATGATAGAGAAACTGGTATCAAGTTTCTTTTAGAACACATACAACCTGATTCTATACTCGTTGCGCATAATGCAGCATTTGATTCCAAGTTTCTACCCGAAGTCACCCGACCATGGCTCTGTACCATTCGTTTGGCAAAACATATCTGGCCAGAAGCTCCCGGTTATTCTAATCAGGTGCTGAGGTATTGGCTCAATATCAACCCTGTTGATATCGAGCCAATGGTCAAGCATAAGCATCCACATCAAGCCTTATATGATGTAGCTACAACCACAGGTTTACTATTCAAAATGTTGGAAAAGCACACCATCGAGCAATTGATGGTTATGTCTAATTCACCAGTACGGCTCAAAGCTCTTAACTTTGGCAAGCATAAAGATACACCGATTGATCAGGTGCCAGTGGATTATTTACAATGGATGCGAAAACAGGGTAATCTTGATCCTGATCTTGCTCACACCATAGACTCTGTCCTACAGCGGCGATGAAGGATGGGGGTCTTCGACCACTATTCCGTAGTCGCTTCAGCACATGGCAATGGACATCTATTGAGACTGCCGGTAGTGCGAGTGGAGTACCAGACTCCGAATTCTGCACACCGGTTGGTGTCCAGGGTTGGCTAGAATTCAAATTCACTAAAATCTTTCACGTCCAAATCAAACCACTGCAAGTCGCCTGGATATCCAAACGATACCGCTACGGCGGTAACGTCTGGATTGCAGTGCGGCGAACGCCTACAGCCCTGATTCATGATGGGACTGATGAACTATGGTTGATGCGTGGTGATCAAGCCAAGGCATTAGCCGAAGGTGGATTGATAAACATTGCTGGTATGCGATGGGGAGGAGGACCGGGTGGGTGGAATTGGGATGAAATAAGCTCAATGTTGCAATCCAAATAGGTGTGTGCTAAAATGCTTTACAGGTTAACAAAGAGGTGCACACTATGATATTCTATATGGATGTACGGGTACGGGTACCCACAACGAAGGTGGGACAGTTTATCAATTCGTTGCCAAACTGGGCACAGGTGGCAGGGATCGATAAGCTGGCTGATATGGTGCCACCAGCAAAGAAAGCACAGAGAGTGGGGAGACCGCGGCGTGTGAATGGTGCATATGTCCCGCAACCGGGAACTACAATTGAATCTGTGTTGAAGGAGATATCAGAAAAACCAATGCGGGCATTTGAGGTCATGGCTGTATTGAAGAAACATAATAAGCAAGCTGTATCTTCGGCACTTGGGTCTTTAGTAAGGCGTGGGGCAGCACTTCACCAGGAGGATGGGACCTATGTTGGCAAGAAACCATAAGCGGACGTTGCATGTCTACAAGTCATATAACTTCATAGACAAGGACCCTGTTATCGACTATATCCGCACCAAGGTCTTTGCTGATAGTGGTACCATTAACGAAGTCTCAGAATCCAGTGGTGTCACAAAAACAACTCTTTACAATTGGTTCAACGGTAAGACTAAGCGCCCGCAATTTGCGACTGTGGCCGCTGTATTGATCGCGTGTGGTGAAACGCAGTTAGATCTTAAGAAGATACGGGGCAAGTAATATGGCAGTATCTATCGTTATCCGCAGCGTATTAGTCCAATCTGTTACTGAACGATTTGATACTAAATGGGTCTGTGGGCTTGGGAAAGAAGCTATCTTCCGTAAGGAGTCAATGGGCTGGTATATCCGCCTTGAAGATTCATGGGAAGCATTATTTGTGGGTTATGAAGAACCTAATATAACGGCTGGAGATAGAGTTAAGATTACAATAACAAAGGAATAAATATGAACCGATATCAACACCAAGTAACCGCACTGGATTTACTCCAAAAGAACGATGTCTATGCGTTGCTTATGGAAATGGGCACCGGTAAATCTCGTGTAGTGATTGATGATTGGACAATGCGCAATACCCAAGGTCGTATGGACTTGGTTGTGATTGCTCCCAAAGGCACGTATCTTAATTGGTTCACAGAACTAGATACATGGCTACCGACTGATTTCAGCTATTGCCGAGCTGCGTGGCGCAGCGGAGCCAACAAGGCCCAGCAGAAAGAGCTTGCTGACTTAATCTATGCGACTAAGCCACGATGCTTGATCATGAATATTGAAGCATTGAACCGCAAAGGCCCAGCACGAGACTACATTGAAAAATTTATCGGCCATCGGAATGTCATTGGTGTTATCGATGAGAGCACCACTATCGCACACCAAGAAGCACAGCGAACACAGTTCATATTGAACAGCTTGGCGTACAGGTTCAAGGCCCGTAGGATTTTGACCGGGTTGGTAGCGCCAGAGAGTCCGATGGATTTATTCACGCAATATGCGTTCTTAAGTCGTAGTATCATTGGCCTGAAGAACTTCTGGGACTTCAAGCATCGCTATGCCATTACACAGAAGGTCAACTTCACACCGGCTCATCTGCGTGTGGAAGGCAAACGCACCAGGGAAGCGACGGTTATCATAGGTTATAGAAACTTGGAAGAACTCAATAAAAAGATCATGGCTCGTAGTTACAGAGTGACTAAGACGGAAGTCCTTGACCTTCCGCCTAAGATCTATCAATTTTGGGATGTTGATCTGACACCAGAGCAAGATCTGGCATACCGGCAGATACGTGATATAGCTACGACTAAATTGGCGAATGGTGAATATGCTACCGCCAGTATGAAGCTTGACCAGCTAAGCAAGATGCAACATATCTTGTGTGGGCATGTGCATACCGAAAATGATGGAATAGGTCACATACCAGAAAACCGTACCGAGGCTGTTGTCGAAATACTTCAACAGCACAGCGGCAAGGCTATTATCTGGGCTCCTTACCCGGCTGCTTTGCGCAAGATAACTGCTAAGCTTCGTAAGGAGTTTGGTGATGATAGCACAGTGACATTCTGGGGGGAGACCACGCTTGATGAGCGCGTGGAAGCTCGTGAGAAAATACAAGCCGACGATGCTTGCCGGTTTATTGTCAGCAATCAATCAGTTGGCAAGTTCGGCAATACCTGGACAGCGTGTAATCTCGTTATCTACTACGCCAATAGTTTCGATAACGAAGACCGCCAGCAAAGCGAGGACAGAGCACATCGTATAGGACAAACCAAGTATGTGACTTACATCGATCTACGGGCACCCGGTACAATAGATGAAAAACTGATACAGGTATTGCGCAAGAAAATCAGTATGTCGTCTACTCTACAAGGCGACGAATTCCGGCAATGGCTTATTTAACAACGAGCAATTTATGTGGTACCATAGGTATAAACCTAGTAAAGAGTGAGTATTACAAATGACAAACTTAGCAACGGATAGTAGCCAGACACAGAGATCAAAACGCAGATATCCGCATGGAGCACCAAGAGACCCTACAAAAGTATTTACGATCATAGATCTGAGAGATAAGAAACACTGTACTTGGCGAGAAATTAGCCAGATACTACAAATGTCACGACAAGGCCCTTTTTTACTATATCAAAGATGGAAAATCTGGGCAGAGGAGTACTGTGATGAACAAAAAGGAACTGGTTGAAATAGAATTAAAAATAATCACAAGCATATTTAATGAGCAAAAATGTATTGAAGCAATGGCTGTTTTTGTTAAGGGCGATGACCATGCTATGATGCCATTGTCAATGGAGGATGATGAAGAAAAAGATATTATGAGTACTGCTATTAGAGCAGTCACTAAACACTTAGAACCAGATGCTGTTATTTTCATATCAGAAGCTTGGGCTACGACGGTTAGAGAGTATAACATTGCTAGCAACGTTAGACCATCTAATTACCCAGATAGAGTTGAAACTGTAATGGTCCTTGTAGAATTTAAAACTGGTGAAAAGTATTCATGCAGTGCAAACATCATTAGGAATGGTACACCAAGATTAAGTAAATTCACTATATCTCAAGCTGATCAAAACATGGGCCGGTTTTCGGGCTTCTTCCCACCAGATCCTAAAAGCGTACAATAAGTGAGTGACTGGTAAACCCACGAACTTTGCCGTATGAAGATACTGTGTATGAAATTTGCTTGGAACCATGGCCTAAGGATGAGACAGCATGGGGCGGTTTGACTGGCTTTAATCGATAGGTGCCATCAGCTCGCACCGTCATGGTTGGATAAACCGGGGTATATCCGTATTTATTAGGAGCCCAAGGTGATCGCATGTTGTCTCCTTAAGGAATAGACCCAGACCACCAGCCCTGCCGGGGTGGAGTTACTGGAGGAAGTGGGGGTTGGTATGAAGGAGCCTCACTAGACATCCACGGAATATTAGGTGGAGGAACATAGGGTGGTGGGATAACTATATCTGGTGATGGAATGGAGTCTGATATCCAATAGTCCTTTATAACACCGGCTACACCGGTAGCTGTTATCCATTGATCTTGTTGAGTAACACGCAATGTGCCGATAGCGGTACCATAGACAGCGCCAGCAGCTGATAATGTTTGAGAGTACTGATTAACATTTAGAGTACCGCGAATTGAAACTGTGCCGGTTGCTTGTAATGATTGGCTCTCTTGCACAGAACTAAGAATACCAGAAACAACCACTTTGCCGGTGGATACAATTGTCTGGGTTACTTGGATGCTATTCAATACACCAGAAACAGTTACCTTGCCAACAGATACAAGTGTCTGATTTGCTTGTGGGGTACTAAGAGTACTACTGACAATTGGTGATCCAGCAGCAGCAAGTGTCTGTGCTGCTTGCGGAAGATTTAGACTACCGAAACATACGACTGGAACTGTACCGGTAGCTGATAATGTTTGTGATGCTTGAAGAAGATTGAGTGTACCACTGATACCAGAAATAACAGAACCACCGGCAGATAGAGTTTGCGCGGCTTGCGGGGCACTAAGAGTGCCTCGAACAACAGGGCCACCGATTGATACTAGTGTCTGGTTTGCCTGTGGGGCAGAAAGCGTGCCACGGACTTGAACTGTACCAGCGGAAACTATCGTTTGATTTGCTTGTAGAGTACTAAGAGCGCCACTGACAACAGGCCCACCAACAGAAACCAATGTCTGGTTAGTCTGTGGGGCAGAAAGCGTGCCACGAACTAGAACAGTACCAATTGCCACCAGGGTTTGCGATGCCTGCTGGACACTGAGCGTGCCGTTAATCGTAACGACGCCAGCGGCGACTAAGGTCTGGTTAGCCTGTATGACGGTGAGCCCGCCAGAGATGCCGGTTGTCTCCCCGACACTGCCAGCGGCGGCGAGCGTCTGATCGGCTTGGACGATACCCGCTGGCGCAGCGACACCACGGACCTCAATCGTCCTTACTAAAATTGCATTGTTCGAAGCCCAATGCAGATAATTCGAAGCGGTCTTGTCGACCGTCGCCGCGTCATCACCGCCTGCGGCCAAGTACCATTGATCATTCCCTACTCGAAACGTGTTTCGTAGATTAACGGAACCGGGGGCGTAATACTGACAATGAATATAGTTCTTGGTCTCGTCGTAAGCCTCTGGCAAATCGACCCAGTCCGAAACATAAACCAGCGTCGATCCGTCACTTGTGATATTGCCGCCGCCAAACGTGACGTGTGCGGGCGTATTGGCAAAATCTTGCGGATCACCACTTATCGCCTGCTGCCCGAAATAAATCTTGCATGTCTCGCCTGCGCCAAAGACCGCAAATTCCAGTGTGAGCCGAACCTGTGTGCCAGACCCAGCGGCTAGGTTACCCGCTCCAACTTGGACAACGTGAGTTTCATTACCCCAATTGGTATCGGTCGCATCGAACGTATTGTTGTAGACCGTCGTCGGAGTGCCACTTGCGCCAACCGTGCCGAGATGACCCTCAACAATAGAGCCGCCAGCCGCCGCAATCGTGTCGTCGGCCTCAATAAGGTTGAGCGTGCCGGTGATGGTGCCCGGAGCGCCGCTGATGGATGAGCCATCCCATCGCGTATAGCCAGAGCCAGGGGGAGTTCCTAAAAATGTCCCATCAAAATTAAAAGTGGCAGCATTAGAATTATCATACAGAGATACTCCTAAGCAGGCATCGGTGGTATCAAACCCACTAGCTGATAATGAGCTGGACCACGCACCTCCTTGAGTAATATTTCGAATTTGAAAAATTGGCCCAGTTCGATCAAGTGCAAATGCAAGCCAATCTCCTTGAGTAAAACTTGAAACCGTGGCACCGGACGTCCCACTGTGATAGATATTACCACCACCATTCCAACCGTATGAAGTTGCAGAAGACCCTACATATGCAGTTAAAGATTCACCAGTCGTGCCTATTCCTATAAGATGAATTACGGTACTAAAATAATCAATATGAACCTCTGCATAAACTTTAGTTGCTCCTCTAGTTGATTGAGAATAAGTAGTTGCATATCCTGAGCCACTAATTTTTGTTGCGGTTAAGTTACTATTTGAGAGTGCAACACTAGCTGGGCAATAGAAAAGAATTGTACCAGCAGCAGCGCCGTTCGTTCCCGTCGCGGCCAGGGTGTCGTCAATCTCGGTCCTGGCGAGCGTGCCGCGAACAACTGGTCCACCCGCCGCTGAAAGGGTCTGCACGGCTTGCGGGAGAATCAGATCGCCATCAACAATAGAGTTACCGGCTGCTGAAAGTGTTTGCGCAGCTTGAGGTAGAATAAGATCACCATCAACTATCGGTGACCAGTTCGTCGTAGTAATACTACTTCCAACTCGGAAGAAAGCATTATCTGAGTTGCTTGATCCTGCAGTAGTCTGTTCTTGCCACTCCAGCTGGAAGAATAAATATTCATTAGCAAGAGTTATAGCAGGAGCCGCCCAACTGATACCAGAATTAGTATTAACAGTTGTTGATATTGTTTGTGAAGTACCAAAAATTTCACCAGATGTTAGTTCACGTGCGCCAGTACCACTGACATTGGTACTCGCCCAGACCCGCATTCCCAAGCGGCCGACCATACCGGCCGTGCTACCACGCAAGTTCCAAACGAATGTCCAAGTACCAGAAGCAAAAGTTCCATAATAAGTAGACGAAGTACTGAAACAATCACCGGCAGTGGTGCCTGTTGCTCCAGTACCTGCTGTTGGACCTGTTGCTCCACTAATATATGATGTGGTTGCCGTAGTGCCAGATGTACCAGAAGCACCAAGCCTCGAACGACAATAACTGCTAATCGCCAATTTGCCGGGAGCATAACCGAATGTGCACGCTGCATCTGTAGGCGCAGATCCACCATCCTGCAGAACCCCAAACCAATCTGGTGTGGTTGCAGCGGTATTA